CGGTCACGGACATCACATCCACAACGGCTGTCTTCCAGGCTTCCCTGTCTGAGTCGGCCACGGCCACTGACGTGTTCTTCGGCGGGTATCTCTGGAATCCGATTGATGACACCCAAACAGCCAACTGGCAGAATATAAACAACACCCAGACCGTAACTTGGACGGTTATCAGCAATACCCAATCGCCGGGTTGGCAAGACATTGAGGAATTCAAATGACCACCGCTTACACCTCTCTCCTTGGTCTGGCCCTTCCGGTTACGGGCGAACTGTCCGGCACCTGGGGCGACACGGTCAATGACTACATCACCAAGTACATTGATGCGGCAGTTGCCGGGGCGCAGACCATCAGCGGGAGCCAGACGGCAGTAACGCTGTCCACCACCAACGGGACTTCACTGTCTCAGGCGGGGTCGGGCGCAACAGGCTCCGCCCAGTACGCCATCATCAACTGCACAGGCAACCCGGCTGGACTGTTGACCATCACGGCTCCGGCTTCAAGTCGTCAATACATCATCCTGAACTCGACCTCCACGAGCCAGTCGGTGAAGATTGTGGGAGCAGGCCCTACGACAGGCGTGACTCTGGTGTCTGGCGAGAAGGCCGTCGTTGCCTGGAACGGCAGTGACTTCGTCAAGGTTGTTTCTTCTGTTAATGAAGTCACTCTTGCGGGCAACAACGCCTTCACCGGAGCCAACACATTCCAAAACAATACAGGCCAAACATTTGGCACGGGCACTGCGACGCAAGACGGAATTATTTTGGCGGGCAGGGCGGGCGGCACCAGCACCTACAGAGTTACGCTCACGCCTGCCACTCTGTCTTCTAACACTACGTTGACGCTTCCCAACGTGACGAGCACGTTGTCCGTATTGGGCGCAGCACAAACCTTTACGGCGGCACAAACTTTCCAGGCAGCAAATGCCATTCGATCTGAAGCAGCATCGACTCAGGACGCCGTTGTAATTGCCGGTAGGGCAGGGGGGACGTCTTCTTATGCGGTGACACTCACCCCCGCCACGTTGTCTTCCAGTACCACACTGACATTACCAAATGTTACGGATACGCTGGCCGTGCTCGGGACGGCCCAGACATTTACAGCCACGCAGACGTTCGCCGGGTCGTCAAGCGTGCTTGGTGCGGTGTTCAGTGATGCGGCAGAAGTTTGCACAGTCAGTGCCACGGCAGCAACAGGCACCATTAACTACGACGTGACCACCCAGTCGGTGCTGTTCTACACAAGCAACGCCTCGGCCAACTGGACGGTGAACTTCCGTGGTTCAAGCGGCACCAGTCTGAATACGGTGATGTCCACTGGCCAATCGCTGACAGTGGCTTTCTTGGTCACTCAAGGATCGACCGCATACTACAACAGCGTGGTGCAGATCGACGGCAGCAGCGTCACGCCCAAGTATCAAGGTGGCACGGCATGGTCGGCGGGTAACGCAAGCGGCATCGACGCCTACGTCTACACCATCATTAAGACGGCCAGCGCAACCTTCACGGTCTTGGCCTCGCAGACCCGCTTTGCATAAGGAACCCCCATGCCGCTGATCGAAACCAAAGGTGCTGCGTCAGCGCAGGGGTTCGGCCTGACGCTTCAGCAGACTGCTGTCAACTACATCGAGGACGTGTTCTCGACGTGGCTCTACAGCGGCAACGGCTCTACGCAGACCATCACAAACGGGATTGATCTGGCGGGTAAAGGTGGGTTGGTTTGGATTAAAGGAAGAACGGGATCAGCCGCTGATCATTTGCTGTTTGACACGGCAAGAGGCGCGACAAATGCGTTAATAACTAACGGCTCAGGTGTTACGTTTACTAATGCAAACACGCTGAGCGCCTTTAATGCAAGCGGCTTTAGCGTCGGAAGTTATGTGTATGTAAACGGTGGCCCCGGAGGCGCGCCAACATTTCCCGAAACATTTGTCTCATGGACATTCCGAGAGCAGCCGAAGTTCTTTGATGTGGTGACGTATACGGGGACAGGTTCTGCAACCACTATTGCGCACAACCTTGGCTCTGTCCCCGGCTGCATTATTGTAAAAAGGACGGACTCTACTGGCAATTGGACGGTCTACCATCGAAGCCTAACGTCAGCCGCATGGTTTCTGGACTTGAATTCGACAAATGCCGCCGATATTGCCACGGGCTACTGGAACTCAACCGCTCCGACGTCCACGGTGTTTAGCGTTGGCGCTTCAACGGTCACCAATGCCTCGGGTGGAACTTACGTCGCCTACCTTTTCGCCCACGACGCAGGAGGCTTTGGCCTGACGGGTACGGACAATGTGATTTCGTGTGGGTCTTTTACGACGAACAGCGGCGGCAATGCGACCGTGAATCTGGGTTATGAGCCGCAGTGGTTGATGGTCAAGAACACTTCATCGAGCGAAAACTGGTACCTAGTAGACAACATGAGGAGTTGGCCTGTCGATCACAGTGCTAACCGAGCCGCCTTTCTGTACCCCAATCTCTCCAATCCGGAAGGAAACCTTGACGCCTTAGCCCCGACATCGACTGGGTTCACCGCAATTCTTGGTAACACTCAAACCTACATCTACATCGCCATCCGTCGCGGCCCGATGAAAACTCCGACGACGGGGACGAGTGTGTTTAGTCCTGTGACGCAAACATCCACAGCGAACCAACTTGTAACTACGAACTTCCCTGTTGATCTTTTGTGGACCAGAACACGAGCAAGTTTCAGTGTTACCAGTGTGTTTGATCGACTTCGCGGAAGTCTGTCTACAGGTGCGGTTGTGTTAAACACAAATTCAGCAAACGGAGAGAGCAGCACAGGATCATACGGATTTGGCTTTGACAATAACACCGGGGTCACGGACAACTATTCCTACGGCGCTTTGGCTATCTACTGGAACTTCCGTCGCGCCCCCGGCTTCTGTGATGTGGTGTGCTATACGGGGACTGGTTCTGCCACGACATTCAGCCACAATTTGGGCGTAGTTCCTGAGTTGATGATGGTGAAGCGACGCGACCTTGTGTCTGCCAACTGGTTTGTGTATGACACCGCTACAGGGAACACCAAGTATCAGGTGCTGAACAACACGGCAACGCCAACCACTTCGTCAGCCGCGTGGAACAACACCACGCCTACCAGCACCGTGTTTAGTGTTGGCACCGATATCTCCGTCAATACGTCTGCGGGAACTTACGTTGCCTACCTCTTTGCTTCCTGCCCCGGCGTCAGCAAGGTGGGGAGTTATACCGGTACGGCGGCTCTGCTTACCGTCAACTGTGGCTTCACGGGGGGTGCCCGTTTTGTGCTTATCAAACGAACCGACGGCTCCACCGTTGCGGGTGACTGGTGGGTCTACGACTCTGCGCGTGGTATCAGTAGTGGTAACGACCCCTACCTTCTCTTGAACTCCACCTCTCCGGAAGTTACGGGCACCAACTACGTTGACACCACCAGTGTGGGGTTCCAAGTCACCGCCGCAGCCCCGGCGGGTTTGAACGCAAACGGCGGCACCTACATCTTCCTCGCCATCGCATAAGGAGCAATTATGGAAATCAGACTCAGGGCCACGGGCCAAGTGATGTTGGAGGATGAACTCCGGCGTTGGGCGCGGGACAACGGTGGCCCGTCATGGGATCGCACCACGGACGAGGTGCTTGAGGCTTTGGGGGCGGATGTGGTCTTTGAAGGTCCGCAGGCGCAGCCGACCCGTTATCAGGTCGCGTTCCGTGATGGCGTGGAGCAGGTTGATGGCAGGTGGTTCACCAAGTACAGCGTGGCTGATTTGGATGACGACGCCAAAGCCGCCAAAGATGCCGAGCAAGCCAAGGCCATGCGCGAGCAGCGCAACCAGAAACTCAAGGACACAGACTGGACGCAGGTGGCTGACGCCCCGGTGGACAAGGCTCCTTGGGCAACCTACCGGCAGGCATTGCGCGACATCTCGGCGCAGCCTGGGTTCCCTTGGACCGTTAACTGGCCTGAGCAGCCCTAATCTATGGAACCGATCACCGGCATTCTTGCGGCAGTCTCAGCAGCGAATGCCGCCTTCAGTGCGGTCAAGAAACTTGTCGCTACTGGGCGCGAGATTCAGGATGTTGCCGGTCAGATCGGTAAGTGGTACGGCGCGTTTGGGGACTTCAACCGTCTTGCCAACGAGAAGGCCAACAAGAAGCCGTCGGTATTCAAGCGGCTGCTGCACGACGACAGCATTGTCCC